CCCTCGATCCGGTTACGACCGACGGATCGACCGCGCGCCTTGCCAATCGTTCTGCCACCACGCCTCGGGGTTTTGAAACCCTGAGTCTCGAGGTGAAGCAGCCGAACGGCAGCCAGACCGCTTACCGGCTCCTGATTGGGTTTAACGACCCGGTTGAGGCGACGGTTGACGGTGCGCAAGTCGTGGTCCGTAACTGCAGTGCAGATATTCGTCTGAACTTCAGTCAGGACTCGACCGCTCAGGAACGCAAGAACCTGCTGAAGCTGATGTCCAACTTGCTCGCCCACAGCACTGTTGTGTCTGTGGCGGACAAGCTCGAACCTATCTACTAAGATAGGCCCGACTTGTGGAGATCAAGCTCAGAGACGTTGCCATTGCCGTTGCGGCAGTGTGCGTTACGTTGGTCTCTTGTAGTCACTCAGTTACAACTGAAACAGGAGCATTACAATGCCCCATTCCGCGAAGCGTAAGCGCGACGCCAACGTCGAAATCAATCCCTCAGTCCTACCCGATACGATTTCCCGACTCGAAAGAGCCGGAATATTGTTCGGACTGCCCCCCGTACTTAGAGGACGCATCGGAGTAGCTCCACTAGACTCGGACGATATTCAACCGTTCGAGACTACAGAGCCCCTTCAATTCGCCTGTGAGTATTTGGGACAGAACATCCTCTCCAAGTTTGATGACGGGAAACCGTCCGCAGACAAGGAAGCGGAAACATGGAAGCGATTCTTCGCAGCTGAGGTCTCATGCTCGCATGCTAATGCGCGCCTAGCCCACCCTCTGCGCCTGTCTCAAACAACAGGCATCAGCGTGTGGTCCGTCATTGAGACGGCCGCACGAAAAATAGAGTGGTTACTAGGCCCGTATTCGGAACACGAGTGTGAGGGGTATCGAAACTTTACGTCGGGAGCCAGTTTGTTGCTGGCCCGGCGCCAAGGTAGCGCGCCCTATAAATACTCGGGTAAACCCGAGACGACGGTTTCGAATCTCCAAACTGCGGCCCAGTCTATCTTTCCTTTAGATAGCGTGTGGTCCCGGGCCATCGAACATCATAAGTACTTTCAGATATTCGATGGTAACGAGGTTCAGTGTGTACCCAAGAACTGGAAGACCGACCGTACGATCGCAATCGAGCCAAGTCTGAATATGTATGTTCAGAAGGGGCTCGGTACCGCGATTCGACGGAGGCTCCGGAAGGTAGGTATTGATTTAGACGATCAAACCCTGAACCAGAATCACGCCCGCGAGGGCTCGATTCATGGTGACAGGGCAACGATCGACTTGTCAATGGCGAGCGACACGATCTCTCGCGAGATCGTGCGCCTTCTCCTACCCCCTGACTGGCTACTTGCACTTGAGCAGTGCCGTAGTCCTGTTGGAGTTCTTCCTTCCGGTGATAAAGTTGTTTACCGGAAGTTTAGCAGCATGGGCAACGGTTACACGTTTGAGTTAGAATCCCTGATATTTTGGGCTCTAACCTGGGCTGTGACTTTTCTCCATGATGGGGACATGTCATTGATTGGCGTTTACGGTGATGACCTCATCGTCGATACCAACGTGGTCCAACCGCTTATGGAC